CGGGATGTTAACAGTTACATTATTAGCTATTGTTATTGGCCCTGCACTAATTCCTGACTTGTTTGTACCCATAGTGTAATTATTTGAAATTGTTTGTGAGTTTTCTGTTATGCAACCATCAGCTTTTTGTGATGAAACTCCTGTCAAACTAGAGCCATCAATAGCTGGTAATGTTCCAGTAAGGTTTGCTGCTGGTAAATTAGTTAGGTTTGCTCCTGATGCTGCTGGTAAAGTTGCCGGAAATCTAGCGTCAGGTACTGTTCCAGAAGTTAAATTAGATGCACTTAAAGCAGTAAGGTCTAATGTTTCATAAGTAGGGTCAGCACCATTATTAGCTCTTAAAAACTTTCCGTTATTACTAGAAGTACCATGTTCTAATTTTGCTAGAGATATAGAATCATCTGCTAATTTAGAACCTGCTATTGCTGCACTTGCATTTACGTCAGCGTTAACAATAGCTCCATCAACTATCTTTGCACTTGTTACTGTGTTATCACTTGGAGTTCCAATACTTACCGATGCACCAATAGTAACAATAAAGAAATCAGCACCACTAGGAGGAGCAGAACTAAATACAATGTTTGCACCATCCAAAGCAAACCCTTCACTAGGTTGTCCTGTACCAGAATTAGGTTTTTGTATTACACCTGCAATACTTACAAGCATCTGTTGAGCAAAAGCACCTGCATTACTTAAAGTAAATTTATAAGCAGAACCATTAAACGTGGCACTATCACCACCCGTACCAGAAAATTGGCTTATTGTATTTATAAAGAAATTACCAATAGTTTGTGTTTCTTCCCATGCACTAGTAGTTCCGTTATAAACAAGTAATTTTTGTAGAGAGGTATTAAAAAATAAATCACCTGCATCAAGATCACTTGTGGGATTACTAGAACCAATCCTATATCTAGCAGCAAAAGCATTAACACCACTAAGGTTAGATGCAACGGTATTAACATTTGCAATGCTACCGCCTACGTTGTTTACGTTTGTTATCGCACCTGCAACAGAATTAACATTGCTAATATCACCTGCTACAACACCTATATTGTCATCGCCAACAGCAATAGTATTGCCCATGCCATTACCATGTACTGTGCAGTAATAACGTAATGAACTAGGTGCGTTTGCCGGTACAACAAAAGTTACATTAGCTCCGGCTTGACCTGCTGTTCCATTTACTGTAACTCCAGTTGTATATGAGTTTCCGCTGCCATCTTTAAATGCTATAAGGTGGTTATTATTTGAGTTATCTGCTTGATTAAATATATAAGTAAATCCTCTAATTATATTTAAAGTAGGTTTAGATACTCCATCAACGTAATATACACCGCCAACAACAGTTATTGCGTATGTTGTTTGACCTGCAAGAATAGTTCCAATAGCATTGATATTAGAAATATTATTACCAACCAAATCTACATTAGTAATGCTGTTAGCAACAGTATCTATTTCAGATGTTGTTTCCTGTAAATCATTTGCTGCTGTTACTACTTTTGCAATATCACTTGCTACCGCATTAACATTTGATATGTTACCTGCAACTGTATTTACGTTAGCTATAGCTCCACTTACAGTATTGACGTTTGCTATAGACCCACCTACATTATTAACATTAGCTATTGCTGCTGCTACGGTATTAGTATTTGTTAAATCAGATCCTGTTATTGTTACTTCTAACCATTGAGTATTTCCAAGGTCGTAAACTTTAGTTCTATTAACTGTTGTATTGAAATATAATGCTCCATCTATAAGTGCATTACCGTCATTATCAACACTAGGGTCAGAAGATTTTGTACCTAAATATCTATCATCAAAAGTATCTAGTGCAGTTTCTGCTGCGGTTTGTGCTGTTTCAGCAGCCGTCTTAGCTGTCTCTGCTGCTGTCTTTGCAGTATCTGCTTGACTAGCTTTAGTAGTTGCAGTTGATGCAGAGGTTGATGCATTGCTCTCACTAGTTGCTGCTGCTGTTGCACTATTAGCTGATGCCGTTGCAGAGTTTGCAGATGCTGTAGCTGATGATGCTGCATTGTTTTGTGCAGTAGTTGCTGACGCTGCGTCTACAATAAGATCCCAGTTAGCAGAGTTAGTATTGGTTGTTAATGGTTGTGAACCAGAAGATGTATGTGCTGTATTACAAAAGAAAATATTATTAGTAGAAGTATCTTTAACAAGATCTCTTACAGCATAACTAGTACTTGCAGCCCAATTACCACGGTAAGTTCCTAATTCTTTTAGTACTTCAAACTCACCTAAATTATCAAAACCAAGTACTCTGTTTTTACGAGCAGCAGCATTTTCTGTAATTTCTAAACTACCAATAGTATTAGTTAATGAAAATTTTATAGATCTATCTAATTCGTCTTGTTGCTGTTGATGTAAAATTACTGACTTATCTAATGCGTCATTAATAACTTCTGGATAAAATCCACCTTGGTTTGTTAAGTCTGTACCTTGTAATGGTGTTAGAGCAGAAGTAATAACAATAGTAAATCCACTTGCTAAATTTTGATTATTACCGCCAGACCTTAAAGTTATGCTTCCACCGGGGTTACCGTTTTGGTCTGAGTTTAAAGTAACTATATAATCATTACTTGCACCAAGAGTTAATGTAGTTTCTATACTTGTTGCAGTTTCTAATTTTTTTACAACAACATCTGCATCTGTAAAAACTTTAAACGCAAAAGGATATGTAGCAGTATTACCATTACCAACTAACGCATTCGTCTTTCTTGTAGTCGAATTTATTGTCATTAATTAGACATCTTCACTATCTTATTTAGGTTAGCTTTAGATCTTTGTATTACGGTCACACCTTTAATTTCTTTGTTTCCGTCCTGTTTTGCCTGTAGCTAAACCTCTAATAAAATCAAGAGGGCCATCTGGAGTTACAGCCCCACTTTGTACATCTCTAAAATAACTTAAAGGTCTGCCAATAAGTGTTAGTGGTAAATCACTAAGTAACGATAACAAAGTAAATACATCTCTTATGTTCTTACCTGACACTTCTTTATCAGGGTCTATAACAGCTTGCAACGCACGAACACTACCTGTCGTTGAACTTTCTATATTTGATATAGAAGGACTAGTAGTAATACGATCATCATATGGTTTGTCATTTAACACATTAAAAGGTACTGGTAAAATGTTACCACCGGGTATAAAGTTAAGGCCAAATCGTAATGGCTCCATAAGCATTATTTCAGCTATTTCATCTAACCAACCATCTTCATCTGCGTCCTGTAAATTACCGCCCATTGTTTGCACTATTATTCCAGAAACGACAGCAGGTAGATATAAACCAAACATAAATGTGTATAACAGTTGTGCTGATCCTTTATTATTTGGTTTAAATCCCATATCTCTAATTTGTTTTTTATATTGTCCAAGATCTAAATTAGCTATTGTGTTGAAATAACTTGTAAATTGCAGCATAGATTGCATTAATGGTGTATCTGTTTGATAGGCTGCTCTGTCTTCTGGCTGTAAACTATCTTGTGTTAAACGCACGGCAGCATCTGCTTGTGCTATAGCTTCTTTATTTGCTTGTGCTTCTGTTAATCCTTGAGGTCTGTTTGTTAAAAATTGGTTATACGCACCTATCCAAGTAACACCGTCTACCATGTTTTGAAATGCAGTTTGTATAAAATATGCGTGTTGTCTTAGCCATGCTTTTGTTTGAACAAATTTATTAGGATTTATAATTAAATCATTTAATGTTTCTTGTATGTCAAACATTTGATTTACTTGTCTATTTGCCATAAAAGGTGACAATCGTGCAATAAACTCAGATGTTTCTTTTGGCTCACTAAAGTATTTTCTAAAACCACTCCATAGATGTTTACGTTCTACTTTAATTAACGAAGGACTCCAACCTGTAAATTGTTGTAGAGCATTTTGAAAATTACCAAACATAGTGTTGCGACCGAAACTACCTTTTACATATTTAAATAATTTATCTGCTAATGCATTTTGTCCACGCAACATTGTTAATTGTCGTGCAGAAGTATTTAACCAAGGCAATATTGTATAGTCCATTTTGCCCGGTGCTACAGTTTCTAAAGCTTCTGCAAATCTTTTATTTTTTACTACTTTTAAAACGTCTTCTATTACAGGTTGAACTACAGCAAAACGCAAGACATCATCTATATGTTTTACCATTGAATTTAAATGTAATGAAAGTGCTTTATTATATTCAACACGAGTTTCTGTAAAACCTTTTCCTGTAGAAGGTAATGACTGTTTAAATTCAGATCTTAAATCTTCAAGTTTGGCATTTCGTTCTGCATCTTTTACTACTCTTGGGTCAACTTTGGCAGGTACATAACCACCTTTATATGTACCAAATCTATTAGTAAAAGGTTTCAATTCTACTACTTTAAAATAATATCCAAAAATATCTTTATGCGCTCTTTGTGCAATAGGTAACATATCTGCTGTTAAATCCCAAACGCTTTGTATAAAATCATAATCAGTTTTTGTAAGATGTCCTTCAGCTTCCATACGCTCTACAAAAGTAGTCCATCTTGTTTTATCTAAAGTACCATCTTCATTTAATTTTCCCCATTTTCTACCTAATAATAATTTTTTTAAATTACTTTCATTACCTGTATGCAACATAGCTCCAAGTAATTCAACTTTACCTCTACCATTACTGTCTTTACCAAAGTTATAATTTAATTCTCCTGAGTAAATTCTATTTTCACCAAAATCTACAGAATCTAACATTTCAGCATATTTTTTTGTGTATTTAACTTGTTCTACACGGTAAGCATCAAGTGCATTTTTTATTGGTCTGTAAATATATCTTGTAATTGGCCCTGCCATACCATCACTACGTCTTAAAACAACATCTCCTATTTCTCCACCTTTAATATCTGCACCATCTATTTGATCAGCAAAAGCTTCCATTGTAGTAAGTCTACTTGCTTGGTTCTGTAAAGCAGTATGAATTTCATCTAATTTTGTAGCAGCTTCTGTAACACCTTTTTCTTTTGCAGCAGGTAGTCTATTTATTGTTTCAAGCGACTCGTCAACTACAGCATCTATTAATAAACTTTCACCTTCATATTTATATTGTGCAATTCTTTTAGATTGAAACCAAAGTGATTCAATTACTTCAACTAAATCATTAAATTCTGCTGACGTTAAATCTTTTAAATCTTTATTATTATTATTAATCTGATCATCAATAATAGGTTTTAATTCTTTGTATAAATCTTCGTTATATTCTTTCATCTGTTCTATGTATACTCTTGGATTATCTACTTTTGGCCCTAATTTGTAACTAGCCAAAATAGTTCTACCAACATTAATCATGTCCATATTTCTTGGATTAGATTTAGTTGTTATTTTTCCATCAGTACGAAAAAATTTATTTTTTAAAGAGATTGGCCCTTTTAAAAATTTGTCATATTGTCTATGTATTTCTACAGATTGTTTTGCTAATTGATTATTTAATAATTGTGATCTTTTGTATTGTATAGCTAATGCATCTTCACCTTTTTTCATTGCTTCTTCTGTTAATTTTACTGCTTTTGCTTCTTGTTGTGAAAATCTAGAAGGTCTTATTTCTCTAAGTGTTTTCTTTGCAAGTATTTCTTGAGCGACTTGTTTTGCAGCAGCTACCTGATTGCGTACTGGTTGCATAGATTTAGATAATGCTTTTAATTCTACAGCTATAAATTTTGCTCTTGCTTCATTATGCAATACTTCTTGTACTTTTAATTCTTGTTCTCGTGGATCTAACAAACCACTATATTCTTGCAACATACGTGCTTCTGTTTTTTCTTTTACATATTGATTAATTGGCTCTAAATCTAATAAAACATTAATCATATCCATAGGTGTTTTATATCCAAAAATTTCTGAAATTATTGCTACGTGTGTACCATTTTTTGTAGCCATACGAAATCTGCGTAATTGCGCTATTTCGTTTTTCATGTCGTGAAAAGGTATTAGATCTTCTAATGATTTAATACTAATTCGGTTTGTATTTTCACCTTCTAGTTTTGCTAATACTTGACCATTGTCGTTAGTTATTTCACCACGTTTTAAATAAGCTTCAACTCTATATGCAGTTTCTTTAAGTGCTTTTGCAAATTCTTCTGCTTTTACTTTATTAAATAATGCTCTGTTTTGTCTTTTTAACTTTTCTAATACTTTATTTCTTGATTTTTCTAGCCATGCCATCTGTTTCATACTTGCTTTGTTTAATTCTTCTATAGCTTTATCATCTGCTTCTTTCATTGTTTTTGTATAGTCTGCCCATTCTGTATCATTCATTCCGCTATTTTCTTGTGTTTCAAACAAAGGTTTCATTTCAAATACTAAATTAGCTTGAGATATTGCTTCTTCACTAGCAATCATGCGATCCATTACACCACGTATTTCATCATTAAGAATTGGTAAATCTACACCATTTTCACGTTTGTAAATAACATTTAATTCATCTCTAATTGATTTATATATTTTGCCTAACCATTTACTAAACGTATTAAATAAACTTTGTAATTTTGTATCTGGTGCTTTTCCTTCAAATAAATAAATTTCATAATTGTACGCAAATGCTTCGTGATATTTTCTTTTTTCTTCAAGTGATAATTTACTCCAAGTTTCTGGATTTTCTACACCAAAAAAATCTAATAACTTTTGAAAATCATCTTTAATTTTTTGTGGTGTATTATCTAGATTAACTAAATCTTCATAAACACTAAGCATATAGTGTGCTGTTTCATGAAAAAATGTAGAAACGTCTGAGTCTTGTGTTAATAAAGTAGTTAATGTAGTTGGATCAAATCCACCTCTTGAACTTCCGGGTACTTGTTGTTGTGAAAATATTTGACTTTGTTTTTCAACATATTCTCCTACATCTACTCGAATAAACCCTCTAGGCTTTCCAACTGAGAGTCTGTAATCTTTTCGTCCGTTAGGGAATTCATCATCGAGACTAAGTCTAGAAGGGTCGATCCTGATGGCAACTGCTGTATTGCCGTATCCAGTATCTGCGATAGCTCTGGTGGTAACGTAGACATCAGGTTCTCCAGCACTTCTGAGTTGACCTGTAGCTTTGATTCGTTCTGCGTTTCTTCTACTGGTGTGATGGTAGACGGTGACTGTTCCGTCTGGGTTAAGGGGGAGTCCTGTGCCTTCGTCAATGTTTGCGTCTTCTCTACCTTGTTGTTGGTAAGTTTCTCGAACTCCTTCGTCAACTCTTCTTCCATCATCATCTCGTTGAATTCCTGTTGACTGCTCATCGGACTGTAACTCATCATTAACCTCTTTTATTGTGTTTTGTATTAGATCATCTGATATACCCATTGTAGCAACAAACCCGGCAGCAGCATTAGCGTAATCAGGTGCTTCATTATCCTCATAACCTGTTTCAACAACTGCTTCTTTTAATTTTGCAGAATCATATAATTTTTTTTCTGGATACCATACAAGTGCTTGCAAATCAGCCATTGTTAAATCTGGATATTCTTTATTTAAAATTTCTAAAACTTGTGAAAATACTTTGACAATGTTTCTACGTTCTACAGGACCACTTGGTGTTTCTTTTTGTCCATCATTGTCTTTAGCTAAACCATTACCTTGTTTACGCAATAAATCACCAAGACTTACTGTTTCGTCACCTTTTCTAGGTTGACCCATTATTTCAACAAATGTATCGTAATTTTTTTGATCTTCATCAAACCTTGCTATCATTTTCATCTGCATTGGCACACCTTTACCTGCCGATTTATTTTTTATTGCTAAAGCTACGTTATCAATATCTCCTAATGAAAGTTTTCTACCTATTAATGCTTCGTATGCTTTTTTTTGTTCTTTAGTTAAGGCTCTTATTATTGACTTTATGTTTTGTCTTTTTTGTTTTGCTAGTCGTTCTCTGTCTAAAACTAACGTACCTGTCATACGACCCCATGTACGCATAGCCCATCTATCTACAGTTAATTGTTCATAATTTCCATATAAATTTGCAAAAAAACCATTACCAATTTTAGGCCCAATAATTGCAGAACCATAGACTATATCTCCCATACTAAAATCACTTGGTACTTTAATTTGTTTTTCATCTCTATCTAAACCAACAAATTCATTAACTTCTTTTGCTGTGTGTTTAGTTTTCATAAATTCTTCTAGTTCTTTAAAAGGTTTTTTATTTAATAAATCATTTAACCTTCTAAAAGATTTTTCCATTGCTGCTCTAGATTCACCACCAGTTGGATCGCCTTGTTCGTTAAGCATTAATTCTGGCAATCTTCCTTTACCTTCTCCTAATTCTTCTTCTGACCTCAACCATTTTTCATATACATCTGCTGCATATTCAAAGTTTTTATCTACTTTAATACCATTACTTGTTGTTGCTAACGCCCATTTAAAAATAAAACCATGTCTAGTATCAGTAGCTAGTTTTGGATATACAAGAGAAAGTAAACGTATTGCTTTAGTTACTTTTTCGTTATACCAACCTATTGCATTTGGATTTTCTATTAATGCATAATTTGCATCTGCCAATAAAGTTTGTACAAGATATTTTTCTACTTCCGCTGTAAATTTAGAAACATCAACACCACCTTTTTTAGCTTCATTTTTTACACGGTTTTGTATTTCTAATTTAAATTGTCGGTTAGTTGCAAACGGTTTACTTTTTGCAAAGTCAAAATTTTCTACAATTCTTGCTAACTGAAATACAGCTTGTGGTACTAACTTACCTTTAGATTGTTCTTTTGTTCTTTGTGCAAATAATTGCAAATCTTGTTTGTAAAGGTTGTCAGTTTCTAATGACCATGTACCGCTATTTTCTATAGATTTTACTGCTTTAGTATTAAATACAACTATTTCTTGACCATCTAATACTGGCATTATTACACCGTCATATCCTTCCGCTTCTAATTTATCTCTAAAAGCATTTGATGCTGCACGGCCACCATTACGTATTTGTATTTTTTCTTCCATAGTAGCTTTGTATGGATTTTCTAATCGTGCATATAATTCCATTATTTTTGCACCGCTATCATTAGATTTTAATCTGCCTGAGTTTATTTTTGATTGTTTATTTCTGGCATATATTTGTGCCAAACTTTTGCTATCAGTTAAATAAACACCAGTACCTAAATAACCTGCATCTAATCTGTTTGGACTGTCTAAATCAAAACGATCAATACTATCAACAGTTCCGTGATATACAACTTGTGGTGTACCATCTGCATTTTTTAATTTTGATTTTCCAAAAAATTCTTTAAATTGTGGTGTGTCAATTTTTACTAAACCATTTTGATCAAATAATGACCTTGTAGGAATATTTAAATTATCGGTCATTTCTATGTTGTAGTAATATTTATTAAATATTTCTCTAGGTGATACACCTAAATCTTCTGCAATTGTTGAAATAAAATCACGAGGTAATGTAGACATCAGGTTGACCTGATTAGGTGAATATAATTTTGTGTCTTTTAGTTGTTGTTGTATTGCTTCTTTTATTTGTGTTGTTTCGTTTTCTAATTTTTCTGTTGCTTGTTTTTGTTTCATTATCATATCTCTAAATGTTGCTTGTTCTGCATCTTGCTCTTTCAAAATTGCAGCAGCTTCTAATTGACTTTTACTTTTTCTAAAAACACGTATATTAGGTTTTAACAATTCACCAAAATTTGTACCTGCTAATTTAGCTCCATATTTACCTACAGGAATTTCAATTTCACCTACACCTCCACTTTTTTCTATATCTTTTACAGAGTCTGCTACTTCTGGCAACACTAATTCTAGTTGCTCAACACTAATACCACTATCTTTTAACTGTTGATTAAATACAACTGCGTCTACATAAAAGTTAGATATTTCTTTTCCATCAGCAACTTCTTGTATGTAATTTTCAAACTTATCTGGATTTCTTTTTTTTACTTTGCTTTTTTTTGCTTCTTCATTAATTTTTTCAATAAATGCAGTTTCTTTTACTGATTTTTTTGCGTCAGATAAATTTACATAAAAGTTGCCACTTCCACCTGCTAAACCTATTAATGTCATACCTTTTACTGTTTCTAACCATGTAGTTCCCATTCTGTTTCCTATTTCTTTCCAGCCTTCTGGAGTTGCAAACAATGATTCTAATTCTGCTTCACTAAATTTTTTAGACAATTCTAAACCTAATACTTGAACAGCTTCTTGTCCAACTTCAGTATTAGCTTCACCTAAAATTGCGCCTAGTACTTGTTTTCCATAAGTATTAAATGCTGCTCTAGTAGTTGGTTTTGTTAATTCTTTTGCAATTTTTGCACCACCTGCTTTTAATATTCTATTTTTTATAAATTGTCTTGCAGGTGCTGTTGCAAATCTAAAACCTAAATATTCTAAACCGGCATTTAATATACCAACACCTTCTGAATATATAGCTGCTTGTTCTTCATCAATTCCCGGTGTATTTATATATTCTAAATATGAATGACCTTGACTAACTATATTGCCATCAATTGCCATTTTCGTAGCAAAACCACCACCAAAACTGAGACCTGCAAGCAATGGGCTTTTACCAGCAAGTTTTGCAGAACCTATACCAAATGCTGTTGCAGATGGAATTGTTTGCCATTGCTGTCCTAAAAACCTTGCAGAGCTTTCAAAAAAACCAGAACCATCGGCTGCTAATTCTGCTCTTCTTGCTTCTTTTTCTTTTATTAATTCTCTAATTTCATTTTTATCACCAATAAAATTACCGCCTGTAACAAATTCTGCAAAACCATCTGGCAAATCTTTATCTAAAAAACCGTCTTTTAACAAATAACCTAATTGTCCTATTTCGTGGTCTAATTTACCTGCTTCTAATCCTTGTGATATATTTGATGGTGTTCCTTTTACTGCATCAAATAAACTAGGGAATTTGTCTAAATTTGGTATATCATCATGGGCTAAAGCTGCAAAATTTCTATCATTTAATTGTTTTAATAATACTGGATTAGTTTGTGCTAATTTTCTTCGGCTTATACTTTGTTCTTGATTTTTTTGTTTTAAAAGTTTAAATGCTTCGTCACTATCTAACCCTACACCTTCTGGTAAATTTAATTCTTTAGATAATCTTTGTGCTTCTCCTGTTCTTTCTGGATCTTTTTCTGACACAGATTTAAGCATTCCTTTTAATAATTCTTCTCTTTTTTCATTTTCACGTTCAAAGTATTTATTAAAAGGATTATTTTCTTCCTCATCATAATTTTGATTTGGTGTAAATTCTGATGATTTTAAAAAAGGATTATTTTCCATGTTATTTCTCCGCTAATGCTTCTAACTCTTCATTGTATTTAATAGCATCCGCTTTATTTTTTGGCCTACCAAATTCAACCCACATTTGTGCAATATTAGTTTGTGTTGCAGGTCTACCATTAGAACGTAACGCTGCACTAATTAATGGAACAACCTCATCTGGATCTATTTCACTTGGATATATGTTTACAGATTCACCTTCTGATGTTGTTACCTCAACAAATATATCGTCCATGTCATCGTCATCAACTTCAAAATATACATTTCTATTTTTATTAGTGAACCCACCAATAAATCCTAAAAACTTTTCATCTCTATTATCTACGTTAACATTATCAATTAATATTTTTTCTAAAGCATTTTCTTTTTCTGAATAAGTTACTTTTCTTTCTAGCATTTCTTGCATATAATTTATTTCTTCATGCCATGCTTGTTGTATTGCAATATAAGATTGATTATTTTTATTACCTTTTTTAGCTTTATATAATTTTTGTAATTTATATTTATTCATAGTGTTATGCAACATCGTTACATCACCTGATACGGCTATAACTTTTTTTTCTCCACCACTTTTTATTTTTTCTCCTTCTACTAAAAACTTTCTATAATCTGCTTTAGATAATTGACCTCTATATTTGCCTAAATTTTCTGGTAATGTTTCTGTTGGGTTTTGTAATAACATTTTATATATATCTGTTATTGAATTTTCTGGATGTCCATTTTTTGCTATTCTTTGATCTTCTCGTGTTAATTTAGCAAAATCACCTTCGTTTACATCTGCATAACCACCTTCTCTAGAAAAAGCTGTTGCAAAAATTTCTTCTTTTAAATTTTTATACTCTCCTTCATTTATTGATTCCTGATCGTCATATACTTTTTTAAATTCTGTTTTTGCATATTCTAATTTTTCATCATCTATTATTACATCATTTAATAGCTCTAACATATCAGTTCTTTTTGGCATTCCTGATTCATCATTACGGTCATTAAATAATCCATCTTTACCACCAGCAATTACTTTATTTGCATAGTCGTAATCAATATATTTTAATATTGTATCTATATCTTTATTAACTAAATCAACGTGTTCACCATTGCCAAAGAATTTTTTTTCTTGTGCTTCTTTAAATAATTTAACTACATTTTTCATAATATCTTCATTGCTGGCATCTTTTCCTGATAATGTTTTAGCTTTTGTAAATATAGAATCTGCTTTTTCTACACCAAGTGTTTGAATTGCAAACAGTTGCATTGTTTGATGTTCTGGAATTATTTTCATAACTCCTGTTTCTTCATTAAAAAACTTAGATTCTTTAGACGCATTAAACCAATATTCACTAGCTTCTGTATCACTTAAATCAGGATTTTGACCGTCTAATGCATTAAGGCCATTTGTTGTTGGTGCATTACGTCCATCATCTGCTGCATGATTACTAGACAAAAGAAACGTAAAATTTATTTTACTTAAAGGGTCATCACTATTTGGATTGCCACGATAATTAAAAATATTAGTTGCTTGCTTTTCACTAACTTGTTTTTTATATGCCAAGTTTACTGTTTGGTTATATTTTTTATATGTAGCAGGTGACATTTTATTTAATTGATTATAATTGCGTTCCAAAAATGCAAATGCAGTTTTAAAATCACCTTCGGCTATCATTGTGTCTAAAGCTGCTGATTGCACACTATCCCATACTTGCAACATATTATTTCTTCTAATTGGACTGTCTGGTGATAATCCAATTCTGTTATCTTCTTTTGTTTGTAGTTGCAAAGCTGCTGTTAAAGATGCATTGTATTCACCATTTAAATCAAAAAAATCTTTATAATTTTCACCTGCTTCTTTTGTTTGCGTAGCAATATCAGCAATTGCCGAATTTTTTAAAAACTTAGAATTTTCACTTATATAATGTACTCCCATTCTGTTGGAAATGGTTTCTTTTGTAGCTCCTGATTTAATTTCAAATGCTTCTATTTGTCTACTGTTTTCTAAAGTTCCTAAGTATTGTTGTCGTATAGCTTCAATATCATTTTTTTGCTGGTCTAAAATTGATATAGGTTGGTTTGTGTCTGGATTGGTTCCTACTGTTTGTACAGCACCTTCACTTTCTAATGCTAAATATTTAAATTTTATTTCATTTGCTTCTTTAGCAAAATCAGCGTGCGCTTTTTTAAAGACCGCATCATCTCTTGCAAGTTGAAATTCATCTCTTATTGCATTAAATTCTTGCCCTGCTTTAGATTGTGCTTGAGCTAATTTAGCAGTTGCCCCACTTACTGTATCTTTCATTGTGGCAACTTGACCGCCACTATATAATGCTGGCGCACCACCTTGGATATTTTGAGTTAAATTCATTGGTACTTGCATAATTACCTCTTAAGAATTTCTTTTAACAAAATTTTGTGCAAGAGAACTTACACCTGTAAGTAAACTAGGTGCTGCATTCATAAATCCGCTAACATTACTTGCACTAGAAAACATAGCCCCTGCTGATACACCTAACATATCAGCTTGAATTTTGGCATCTACACCTCTTGTTTTCATATCATTTGCAGCTTTTACTCTATTAACATCTATTGTTTTTCTATCTATAAAATCTATAACTCTTCTACTAACTTCAACATCTCTAGAACTTCCATAACCTGCTTTACCACCTCTAGACGCTACGCTAACTTTTCTTTTTCCTCGTTTTTGACGTTGGTCTATACCTAAATTTTGTTTTTGTTGTGCATATTGTCTATAAATATTAAACGATGCAAACTCCATTGCATCTGCATTAATTGCAGCCATTGCTTGTTGATGTTTAAAATTTAAACCTTGCGTTTGTAATTTATATTTTTCTGTTTCCCCTGCAAAATAATTATTAACTAAACCAGTAAACGTACCGCCAATTTCCATAGCAGTACCAAAATTACCTACTTTATCTATAAAACTTTGACTTTTAGCCATTTTTTATCCTCGTTGTCATAAGTTCAACACTTCCTTATTTTCCTAATATACATACAGTTTATCTGTTTACGGTCACACTATCCACCAATAGCAACTTCTAAAGTTACACCTACAACAGTTAAAGGTAATGGATCAGTTTGTCTTACAAAAATTTGTCCTGTATCTTGCCATGCTGGAGTTAACATAATTTTTATATCTTCCGTTTTTAAATTTGGTGGAGTTCCATATGGTTCTGTTGTACGTTGTTTTGCTTCTACTAATTTATCAGCAGTAGGGCCAGCAAATATTCCAGAACTTTCTAAAACACGCAACCAAATATGATTTAGATTTTTTACACGGCCTTGACCAAAAGCTTCTGTTTGTAATGCCAAAGGTAACGTCTGCAAATCGCTGTTATATGGCAAACCTATATGAACAACACTAGAAGCACGGTCTAAGGTAACAGAACCACTAGAAACTACTTTTTGTGGATGCACAGCACCATCAGCCAAAATGCTTACTGTCTTGCCTTCTAAATGTGATAATCCAGCAGTAAAAACATTTCTTGCAACTTCAAAATTTGTTAGTCCTGTATTTCGTAAACTTGCTGGTAAATCTACGTCTAGTTTAACAGTTGCTACTGTTGCACTTGTAGTAGAAACAATATTGCATCTGTAATAATTTGTGCCGTCTAGTAAAACAATTGCATCGCCAATATCATCAGTACTAGGTGGTGCATTAAATAAATTGTAATTAGCAGTTATCGTAACGCTTTCACCTCTTGTGTAATTTGTACCGGCAGAAATAGTTACAGTACGACTAGCATCTGTATTTGTACCATTATAAGTTGCACCTGCGTCAACAAAAAAGCTATCACGTTGATTGTCGTATAATCTTGTACCCATACGTTCTATGTATCTTTTACTAGCACCATTTATAGTTCTTTGTATAACTGCATATAAAACATCATCATTACCTTCAGAAACTGTTGCAACGCTTTCAAATTTACCATCTGTATCATGTTGATGCCATGCTCCTATTGTTTGTTCTGGGACATATGTAAGACCAATTAATTTACCGTTACTGCTAACAAACCAAACAATAGGCATAGGAGCTTTTGCTAAACCCATATCTGTAATTGTTAAATTATCAAATAAATGTGGCGCACGAAGAGATAGATCTCCTGTAATAAATCCATTAGCTTGCCAGTTATAACCAAGTTCTCTTACATGACCACCACGAGATGCACAATAAACCATGCTGTTATTTACAATTACTGGTTGTGCATTATTAGCACCAACATATGACTGTGGTTTTACTGATATAGATGTTGGTGTTATAGCGTCACTATTAACAGATGTAATGCGCCATTCTGCTGATCCTGTAAGTAACAGTAAATTTGTTAACGGAACTATATGCCTAATGGTATTTGCTTCACGAGCAGCTACTTGAAACTTAATACGGTCATCATCAGCTATCGGTAAACCAAAAGACATATTGCTTTCAGTTCCTGATTTTGTCATAAAAATACTTTGCGGTTCATTATTCGTACCTGCAAAAACTCTACGTTGTTCAAAATAAGATACCGCACCGGGGAAATTACCAGTACCTACAAATTCATTTTCATAAATAGGTGTTGTTCTAGAAAAATCTGGTGCAATATTATTATCAACAATAGTTGTTCCAGTTGATTCTCCTAAAAAACCAAAAATACCACCCTGTTCTTTATAAACTCTATATCTGGATGCACCAGTAACTGCGTTCCATGAAATTGTATTTTTTGCACCTGTAACAAAAATATTATTATTTCCTGATCCAGAATTAGATGCTGCACTTTCATCAACTAAATTAGAAGCAACAGCAGTTACAACATAAACATGAGCTTCATAAGTATCTGTATTTGTACTACTTGATGTAGGTATATATGGAGTAACAGACACACCTGTTGGTGCTGTCAAAGTACTAGTAAAACTTATTGTTTTTAATTCCCATCTAGTTGCACCTAATCTTCTTAGTTCTTGTGGTGCATGATTAGGATGCACAATTGTCATAACGTCAGCAGATTGTACATAATGTATATCAAATAATTCTGCTTCTAAATATGGTGATGGTATTTCATATGTCATGTCCGCAGGTAATGCATACCAATTTGTAGAGTTTGGTGGTTGGCTACCTGAGTGCGCTGTTTTTGCGTAATAATTTGTACCGCTATATTTAGCTATATCACCAACTACATAATTAGTGCTGTTATTCCATGCTGAACCGTCTGAATAAAGTAATGTTTGACCTTGTGTATGGAATCTAAAATAGGTATTACCCATTTCAATTACCATTGTTTGCACAGTAGAAAATGTAAAAGATAATAACCTTGTTGCTTTTGTACTGTCTTTTACTTCTTTAACAAATGCAAACCCCGGCCTGTTTTCTGCTGGCCCTTGTGGTTTGGCAATAAAATTAAGCAATTTTGCTGCGCCTTGCTGATACTTAGCGTCATCAATACGACCAAACATTTCTGGTGATATCTCACCTCCAGAAAATGCTCTAGCAAACGTGCGTGTAACTGGCATTGATTACCTCCCAGAAGTCCAAGGAACTATATGTTCTACCGTAATATCTCGATGTAAATTGTCTGATTGTTTTGCTTGTGTTAAATATCCTTGCATCATTTGTATACTACGTTTTGCTTCTGCTGCTCCTTGATCTCCTTTTATAATAGGCCCTGCCAGCATTGATGCTAGATGCCATGACAATGTAGTTACAAATAAAGGAGAAAATAACGATGGGTCAGTTATATATGCTTGATATCTCAACATTGCATTTTCTTGATTTGTATAAATATACGCTCCTTCTACTGCAAATTGTTGTGGTGAATATTGGCCTGCCACAATTGTTGGTGCATAGTTAGATGTTATTCCTCCCGGAGTATCACCAGCAGACATTCTTGTAGCGTAATCGTTTTGTGCTGTAGGAGATATTATTGCAACAGGATTCATCATATCCGCAGGTGCTGCGTATGCATAATCCCATTGGTCAAGAGTATTTGTAGTTAATGCTAAATTTTCACGTTTTGCTGCAAAATTCCAATTATACATTTCTAACAAATTGTTTCTAGCAATTGGATAAAAACGTGCAGCTTTTTCCGCTTGTGCTGATCCTTCTGGTGGATTTAGCGAAGCTATTGTTGCATCATCACCCAAATGAGCTAGGGCAAGATTGCAAATATCTACTTCAGTTGCCATTACATCTCCTATAAAAAGAGGAGGATAGCAGTAATACTACTAGCCCCCTGTAAGTCAAATAAGAAGACTAAACCTATTTACTAGCTGCTTCAAGTTGTTTAATAAGAGTATCTTTTGTTTGTCTTCTATCAAGTTCAAGACCGATAGTGCGACCATAAACTTCAAGTTCTGCTTTTGTCATCAATTCTAAATTAGTTTTCTTTACTTCAGATTCCACAGGTGTAGTAGACGCTACAGGTATCTGAGGTTCTTGACCACTAACTAATTCAAGATGCTTGCAATACTCTCCGTTATACTCAAATTCTTCGTCAGCTTCTCTTATAGATTGACCAACGAAACACTTAATTTTTGCTTTGTAAATAGGCATAAGTCGTTTTTAGTTTAAGCTACGGTAAAGCCAGAAGCATAAAACTTCCTACCGTCACCGATTGTTTCTACCACATCAGCAGTAACTTTACCAGCGTTAAAAGTACCTGCAATTGTGTATCTAGCACCTAAATATCTTTGGCCTTTGCCAGCAATATCTGGGTTAATACGAACAACTACATTTTTACCTAGTGTTAATGCTGCTGTAAGGATAGCATCAGTACTACCAATAACAGTAGGAGAACCTAAGTTTGCTGCTGCACTACTAATAACTTCAAACTTTACGCTTGTACCATTAGCTAATGCTTCTGTTACTGCAAAGTTCATATATAAAGCAGTACCTTCACCTACATCTCTAGCAACACTTAAGTCAATAGTGTTAGTAGATACAGCAGTTGTAGTTAATGCTTGATCTTCGCTCACTCTGAGCAGTTTGTCTGTAATCATTTTAAGAAAATCTCCAAAAAAATAGTATAAAAAAACTTGTAACTATTAAGTCACACGAGCTTCAGCATTGATCAAGGCATCTACTCTTCTAAGAGGTACTCCTAAGAATGATAGGTAGCTTTGTGCAGATCCAAACTGTGATAAACCTTCTTGTATTGATAATACGTTTTGTGATTTATCTAATGCAGCAATACTCATGCCTGAGTGAACAGTTCTATTCATATAGAATGCTGCTCTTCCCATTGCCATATTAGGTATTCTGTATAATGCTCTAGCCATCAATTTAACTAAGTTAGTTGATGCAGCAGCAGTTTGTGTATTAGCACTACCGAGCAGGTCAGAAATGTCAACATTACAGATACGAACAACGTATCTCCAATCTTTAACAACCAAACCGTTTTTCCATTGGTAACGAGTAGCAAAAGCTTGTAGTCTTGTACCGTCACTATTGTAAACAGTTTGCTCACCAAGATCTTCGTGAGTTAAACCTGCTTTAGATCCTTTAGGAAAAGGACAATAAACAGTATTGTCACCCCAAACAACTAGATATACAGATGCGTTATCAGAACCTGATCCACCTGCATCAAGAATGTTTACAGCATTATCAGCAGAAAGATCACCGTATCTTGGTGCTAAACCTAGAAACTTTTTAGGATCTGTTCCGGGATTACCGTAAAACATTGTTTCTGCTTGAGTCTGGTTCATTGCTTCCAAGAAAGCAGTATCTTCAGATAAACGGAACTGTGCGGTGTTACCATTTAACATCGCTAAGTCTTTGTCTACTTCAGAGCGTGCTTCTAGGATTCCGCAAGCTTCATCAATTTGTGCTGTTGTTGATTTGCTTGATGGAATACCTTGGTTTAATGCTCTCCAGTAAACACCGGGTAAACCTGTTCTAATAACTACACGTTCACCAGTAGGTAAATTACCTTCTTTAAAAACGCAGTCATCTAGTATTTCGTTGCTCTGTGATAACAGTTCTGCAACAATTGGAACTCTACCGTCTGGGTCAGATCTTTTTGCCCAATCCGCTAGTGTTAAATTTGAGGTTGAGAGTGTAGCCATTTAATAACTCCTTACTTAGTTTGCTGATTAGAATATAGTGCGTTTGCTATGCCGTTAAAATCTTTTGGAACATTGGATTTACCAGTAGCACCTTGAGAATTACCAACATAACTGTCTTCACTAATTGCCTTACCTGCTCTGTACATAAACCTGATTATTTCAGGATGATTTCCAAAGCCTGTTTCTTGTAGCAGCGATTTTAAAGAATCAGAACCAAAAGCTTCTAGAGATTTTTTTGCAATGTCTAAATTAGCATTTAAATTTTCACCACCAAACTCTTCATCTGATTGTGAATCATTAGCCCAATCTATTTTTGCTTGTTCCATAGCTTTGGCTTGTTTTTCCTGTATTACAGGAGCAACTTTATCCAATACTTTTTGTGCATCTTTTTGTGGCAGGTCAAGTTCTTTAGCGACTTCACCGAATGCATTAACTACATCGGGGTCGAGTTCTTCAGATTCGTCAGTAATCTGTGTGTTGAACTCGTATGTTTCAGGCGCACCTTCTGGTTTTTCCTGATCGCTAGTTTCACTTTCAACAGCGGTTTCATCCGAAACTTGTTGATCCTGTACACCTTCAGTTTGCTGCTGGGTGTCAGTAGTCGTTTCAGTTGATTGCTCAGTTGTTGCGTCTACTGGCTGCTGCGAATCACCTTCATTGGTTTGGTTGGCTTCCGTCATCAGCGTTTCTGACATTTTTTTGCTCCTTGATCATTGTCGGATACAGTTCTGGGCAGAGAGTGTGAACCAAGTTAAGTAATTGCAAACCATAATTTCTGTTACCTTCGCTAAATGACATTGCCATTGCGTTAGTGTTGAACGATGATCGAAATACACCTGCTTGCTCCAGAAATCTCCAGACTAATCTGCGACCCCTCTTGCTGCTCATGAGCCATTTAATATCCGATTCTTCGTTCTGTCGGTCAATTCTTTCTGCGGACTTTTTATTGTCTTTAGATTTCTGTTGACTTTTAAGATCGAGAGGATTGTATTCGCTCATGCTCTAATATATCTATCCATAACTATGTTACGGTCACACCTATGCCATTTTTGGATATAACTTTTTTGCTTTTTCTTTGTCACTTGTTTTCTGACTTTTTTTAATAGCTTCATTAGTTGGCGCACCTTTTGATCCTTTTTTACGCATTTTTTCACCAGAACCTTTTGCAATCCTGTCACGTTTTGCGTGTATGTTATCCCATAATCCTCTTTGTTTTCCCATAACTAACTATCTCCATACAATTGATCGGCAATACTTTTTGTTTTTCTTTTATCTTTTTTTTCTTTTAATCGTCTTTGTTTTTCTAGTTCCACCATTTTTCTAAATTGCTCTTTGTAAGCAGATGGCATACTTTGGAAATTAGGATCAGTCATAATTAAAACATTGATGGGTAAAGTTTTTTTAATTTTTCTAGTTCTTTTTTATCTTTTTCTGAAGCCATACCTCCATCTATTTTTGTTTTTATAAGTGTTATTTTTCTTTTTTGCATATTAGAAATAACACCTTCTTTTTTTTCAGCCATAATTAACTCCTATGCTAAATAAGTTGCGGTTTTAGCAACAGGTGTTGCTTTTGGTGCAGGTTTAGGCTTGCTTTCGTACAAACCTTTTGCCTGATCTTTTGTTTTGTCAATAGGATCAATACCCATTGCACATATTTGTAGCTCTACATTTTGTTCAACACCATCTTTTTCTTTGCTTTCCCTAACAGTTTTTACATAAGTAATAGCTTTTATCATCATTTCACTACCAGCTTCTGGTAACTTTTCTATTCCTAGCTTTTCTAGCTCTTCCCTACCAAGAGATATACACAAACCGTAGCTATACATCGGTTCGTCATACATTTCTTTGCTGTCAATAGGTTGTGGGTCTTTTTTAAGATCAATTAAATCCATGTTATACCTCCATTGGTGATGGTGAATTGTAACCGCTAAACTGATTCATCATATCCATAACATTGTCAGGATTAGTGTTGCCTAGTTTAGATACATTTTCAGCAGCACGTTGTTGTGCTTCGGCTTGCGCTGCTTGTTGCTGTGCTTGCGCTCTTTGTTGACGTATTATTGCTACTTCTTTGTCGGCTACTATTAGTTCTGGGTCAATTCCTAACATATCTGCATATCCATCAGCCCATGCATCGGAATTAAATTTATCAAGGACATCAGGTTTCATCTGGGCAATAGCTCCCATTGTATTTGTATACCTATCAATACTATTTGTACCAATTGCACGTTGCGCTTGTGCCAACATAGATACAAATTCTACGTTTAATTCCATGCCTTGCAACTCTTCTGGGGCTGGTGGTACTAAACCTGACTCAAGCATTCTGCTAAACGTAATATCAACTAATGGATCTAGCAATTCATTATGTAATCTTTCCAGTACTGGGCCTAACATAAGCAATTTTTCTTCATGTCGTTCTGCTACTTCTGTTGCAGTCATCCTAGTATCAGTAGCATTTGCCAACATAAGAAACAAATCAGCATAAAAACTACCATTAATACGCTGCCTTACGTCCTGTATGTCCATTAACAAGTGTTGTAAGTTTAAATTTACGTTAAATGCTGTCTCAATTTTGCCTTGTTGACCATCAATAAAGGTAACACCGCCCGGAAGACTGTCTACATCACGGTTTTTAAGATAGCTAGGTACTTGTAATGGTGGTTTTGTTTGGTAATCAATGCCTTGTGCTTTGCGTAATTGCTCATGTTGTAACTGTTTTACGTCACCTAATGCTTCCATTCCCGGTGAATTGCCATAAATATCACCACCAGATATACCCCATCTTGGGACAACTACAGGAAAATCTTTAAATCCGCTTTCTCTTAATACACTTTCGCCATCACCACCTGTTTCAAAGTAACAAGATTTGTATGCCATGTTCATATTGTCTTTCTTTTTAAAATCACGTTCCCTATCATCCCTTGGTTCTATCGCATGAACTAACGTAATCCATTGATCCAATGAACCCCTGTCGTGCAGATTCTTAACGGACGTTGAACAGTTGTTATATCCAAATTCTCTTACTACTTCTCCTACTGTTTTTTGAAACTCTCTATACAAAGTGTTTACTCTGCCCTGATAATCTTGTGCTATTGCATATTCTCCTACTGTTACTGGGTAATGATGGATTGCATTTTTATTATCAGGCAAAATAATAGATCCAGCAGTTCCAAATGCTCCTAATTCTTCATACATTCCATGTAATGATCTATATGTATTAGATTTAGTAAACACTAACTGCATACGTTCTGTTACATCAGCTAACCATAATTTTACAGGTGGGTATTTATTTAAATCTGGGTCGACTGTTCCTAGCCTAAACCAAGGTCTTGCAGGGCTTGTTGCACCTGCCATCATACCTGCACCCAATGTTCTTAATGCTCTAGTACCAGTATTGTCGTATATAGAATTATGTCTTCTATGACCTTTATTTCTATCTTGTTGAAAATATCTTCCGTTTCTTGGTAGTAAATATGTAGTAACTTCTTGCCAATGTGACCACCACGTTGCCCTTTCAGACTTAAGGTGACCCCATCTTGTAAGTAATTTATCTCGTTTTGTTTTATACATTAATTAGCCTAATAAAGTACTACCACCGCCTAATTTTAATTTATTAGGATCTACACCTTTATTTCCTGTTAGCAATGTACCACCTTGATTTTCACTTTCGACTGCATTTTGTATAACGTTAGCGTCAGGACTTTTTCTATTTGCCTTGTTATATTCTTGCTGCGCTGTTTCTTGTTGTTTTTTAGCAGTATCTTCTGCTTTTTGATTAGCTCGTCTTTGTTCTGCTAATTGCTTTTGTTGCGCTTTTTTTTGTTGCTGGCCTTTTATTATTGAATATCCAGTTCCAATTACTGATGTAATCGCTCCTACTACTGCCATGTCATAACTCCTTGGAAAAAATAATGTCTTGCACACCATATTTTAGTCTCGGTAATATCGCAGCTAAAGACGTATTTTCTTTGGCGTGCCATAACATTAATTTGCATCCGAGTGATGTTGCATGGGCTTCTGTCTCCCTAATCAATTTTAAACCAATCTTGCCACCCCTATGTTCTTTTTTGATAAACAAAAGATCATTCTGGGCTAGTTTAAGATCAGCGTAATGAAGATGATTAGTAACAAAATTTACAGAGTAACCAATTAAAACATTATCTTGCCTAGCTGAAAGAATAAAGATACTACCCATCTCTTCAGATTTACGGTAGGTTTCTTCGTCTGGTTTTAACACCATCAAATGTTTGTTTCGAGCAATTTCCGTGTAATGCTCTTCAAACAAAATTGATGCTTCTGCCAACATCTCATCAACTGTGGCGAGTTTAATGTTAATCATTAATTACTCCACATTCATCAAAGGTAATGGCATTACTGCTACTTACGGTCACACCTTTCATAGAAAAATACTTGGTAACACAATCAAATATTATATGCACTCTGTCGGTCATGCCAACATTGTCTGCTGTGTGTAATTTTTTATGGTTAAACCACCAGACATCACCTACCTCAAACTTCTGTTTTTGATCTCCGCAAGTTTGGCTACACCATTGATTTGATTTAAGTACAATATGAAATCTTGAGTAGTGATCTGCATACTTTCCTTGGTCGTTATGTTTGGTTACATGACCACTAGGTCTTAAATTTACAATTAATACTCTGCCCATATCCTTAACTTCTAATTTTTTTAATATTGGTTGCATTAATGGTACTAATGCATCCTTCAAATATTCCATGCATGGATAGTCATATGATCCTGTATCCCACATGACGTAGTAATGGCTCATTGCATATGGCCCTCTAACAAATATTGACTCAGTATCTTTATGTGGTGAATTAGTAAATAGTTGACGTTCTTGAATTTCTTTCCATAACTCAGGTTTAGCATCCAACAATTGGAGCAATGGTTCTACATCTAGACCTTCTGCTATACGAACAAAGTTAGATTCTGGTGTATGGGTCATATTCCTCCTTTTGAGTAGCAACTTTACGTCTTTTGATGTATATGTCCTCCGGCTGTTTCTTAGCTACTGGGAGGGCAAATGTTAGAGCTAGTGCATCAGCTAGATCAGGTGAACCTGCACCCTGTAATCTCTTTTTTATCTGATCCTTACTCTCCAATACTCGTCTACCTACATTGTCGTACCAATAAATGGGTGTAGCTAACTCTTGTTTTAGTGCTGTGTCGTTTGGTATTGCACCTCCTTCTTCTATCCATTGTTTCATTAGCCACCACATCTCTGTTCTACGGTTAATGTACTGTTCTGGTTTGGTTGCCTTACCTCCAAATGGTATTTCGATTACGTCATACGATAACTGTCTTAGTCTGTCGATTACTCCACTACCTGCACCTGCATCACAGAAGACTGCATCAGGGTTATGTTCCTCTATCAGGTTGGCTACTCTTGCTGCTAGATCCATGTTATCTATACCTCGATAGACAATAGGTTTAAAGCCTTGCTTTCCCTGCCTACGGAATACTACAGATCGGTCATCACCGAACCTTGCAGGGTCTATACCTAGCACTACAGGAGACATCTTCACATGATCTGATTGGTATATTCTTTTGGCTGCATCTTCGGTATCTGCCAATGCAATTAACTGGTCATCCCCTGCTGCTGAGAAATCACATAAATACTCACGAGCGAAACTAGTCTCACTCATGTCTCGTTTAAGACGAGTTACTTCATTGGGGTGTAACGAATCGGTATCGTAAACCGTGTATCTAGCTGCTGTCCAATCGTCTTCTTCTATAGCCTTGTAATACAACTCAGAAAATAAATTAATACCGCTTGGAGTACCTATAAAAATGCACCAGCCTAGCCTGTCTGATAAGCAAGGCTGAACTATGTCCATCCATAATTCTGGTTTAATTTGGGCTACTTCATCTATTACGCAACCATCTAATCTTAATCCCCTCATTGCATCAGGATTGTCTCCACCAAACAGCCTGATAATCGCTCCGTTATGTTTAAACCTTACCGATAGTTCACCCTCGTTTATATCAATTACTGATGCCCTTCTTAATGGCTCTAACTTCTGTTTTAATCTTGCCCACGTTATAGCTTTACTTTGTCGCAAATAAGGACTCACATATGTAAACATAGCTAGTTCTTTATCTGTCTTTATTGCTGCGTGTATAAGCTCCATACATCCCAATTCAGTCTTGCCAGCACGTCTATGGAGTGCATAACAACTGAACCTTTTTTTATTTAAATGACAAGATTTTTGCCATTGTCTCGGAACATACCTTAAATCTATGTTCATCCTTGAGGTATGCCAGTACTGATAGTCAGGTTAATATCTCCCTTTGCAGCAACGTCCACTCTATCGCCATAGCGAGAAGGAAACCACTTGGATAATAGTTTCAATGCAACATCACTCTTGGCCTTTTGTAGAGCCACCCAGCCCG